GCTAGATGTTGTAAAGACAGCTGGTAAACTTAAAGACGTATTTGCATATACTCTGTAAGATCATTTTTAGGATATGCAAATACGTCTTTAATTTTACCAGCTGTCTTTACAACATCTAGCGACGCTTTTATTTTACTTATTAATATTGGATATATTGAAACACTCATACTAGCTTGCTAAATCATTAATTATATTTTTAAGTAATTTGTTCTGCAACAATCTTACCTTTCTATCACCTTTATTAAACGCATATGTTAACCAAGGCCTAGACTCAACTCCAGTTCTTGTATTAATTTCTCCTTTTTTTCTTCCATGAACATATTTCGCATACGGAGCAATATTTTGATCTGGACCAATACTTGCTTCTAATCTACTTATTTTAGTTCCTGATTGATGCGAATCTCTTAATGCTTGAGTATCTACTGGTGTACCTCCACCAACTCCACCAACTCTCCATGGTTGTCGCATTATTATTTTACGATATTCAGCAATAGATCTAACAAAAAATATATTGATTTGTCTTATAGTAGTTTTCGGATTTCTCTTTATGGCATTCTCAAATTCTTTTAATCCGCTAACTGTCATTGTAAATTGATTAGCCATATTTTTATTTCTTTAATTCTTTTCTTTCTACTACTAATTGCAAGTGTGGATTCATTGATCCTATATTATACTTTCTATTATTTATTCCTCTTACTGAATATGTATATTCACCATCAGTTATTTTATCTTGCTCTTCTATGATTATGTCCGGAGAACACCATATAGTATATGTAGTTGTAAAACTTAATCCAAGACTTTCAACTAGTTCAGCATTAGCTTGTTGTAAATGTCCCTTAAATGTTCCTTGACTTATCTCTGAGCTGCTTTCATTACTCCAAACCATTCTCTTATATGTGAATGTAGTAGTATAAAATCTTTCTATTCCCATATATTTAATATATTAAAGACTTATAACTATTTAAAATGATTTGTGCTTTATTAAAATCAACTAAATCAGATCCTGCACTAAATGATATTGAATATTCTCCAATACGCTCTGATTTAACTCCTCCAATATTACCTGATCTTCCTTGCTTATAAATACTAGCTGCTAAGAACGTTGCAACAAATACTATGTCATCAGGAGGATCAATTGAAAATCCCCACTTAGCAGTTATTAAGCAATTTTGCAATCCTTTTGTCCAAACTCTACCTCTTAACCAAATCTCATTAATTGGTATTTCATTATCTTCATATTCTGTTGGCAATAATATATATCCACTAGCTCCTCCTTCAGATATTTCTGTTTTTGAATCTCCATAAAAATCTTCACCAACCTCTACTTTTGTTATTTCAACACACTCTGGTATTACCATTGTTTGATTACCATTTCCTGATATTTTTCTTTCGCTTACTGTGTCGCTTGCTTTAAAATCTTTACCTGTAATATTATCTATATATTTTTCAGCAGCTAGAATAGCGTCATCAGCTTTACCTGCATCAATATCTTCGTTCAAAAATGTTTCTATTTGTTCTTCACTTGTATATTTACCCATATAATTATTTGGTATAATATTTAGAAATTGGTTTAGCTTTAAATATTGTTACTAGTATCCACTCATTACCGTTTATCAATTTATCTGACTCTTTAATCTCTTTAGTAAACCTATTTTTATATGTATATTTTTTCATATATTATGGTCTTATTCTAGGGGAGTAATTAGCTCCCCTATATATAAGCTCACAAAAGTGAGATATATCTATACACTTGCTGCAGCAGTTTTTAGAACTGTTACTGCATTAGCAATAATTAAGATGTAACCAACTCTCATTGTCCAACGAATAGCTTCTCTATCTGAAGTAATAAGATTAATATCTCCGTCATCAGCAACATTTTTTACAATACCAGCATCAAATCTTTTTGCTTTGATTTGACCCTTAGTACCGTAAATACATGCTTTTTTAAGATCACCATACAGAACGAATGCAGTAGCTGGAGCTTCATCAGTAATTCCAGGTATAGCTTCTACATCTACAATTGGATCTCCCCAAACTGTAGCAGGCCCTGCAACTGAGGGCTCTTGATAAACATATTCACCAGTAGTACTTTTCTTTTTACGGATAATACTTCTGATTGTACGATGCATATAATATTTAGCATTAGCTAAACCTCCTTGTGGAGTAGCATCTCGCATATCAAGCAAATCATCTGGAGTCATACTAGCAATAGTAGAACCTGTTAGTGTTACAGTATTAACACCACTTGCATTTAACAATCCTGTAAAACTTCCATATGCAGAAGTTCCATCACCATTAAAGAATGCTTCATCAATCTTTTTAGCAATATTTTCTGCAACTCTTCCAGCAATAAATGAGAATAGGTCAAGCTCTTCATCTTCCATTAACTCAGTTGTTAAAGTAACAATAGCAGCTAATTTTTTAAGAGCTAGTGTTTCTTGACCAAGAACAACCTGCGATGATTTAATTGGTCCGCCTTCATCAACCCATGCAACAGCAACATCAGTTACTAAATCATTAGCTTTTAAATCGCCCTTAGAAAGAGTGATTGTCATCATTTCTCTGCCAGCTACACCATATTCAGTGATTAAGTGGCGAATTTCAGCACTTAACTCAGAATCTACTACATATCCAGCAAACGGTGTTCCAGTTGCGTCTGTAGTCATTTCTTTAAGTAATGTGTCGTCATTCTTTAATAATGCAGTAGCTAGTGCTTTAATGCTTTCGTTTAATTTAGCTCTCTTTTCAGCTTTAGCGTCTGCAAAAATACCAACCTTTTTAACTCTTTTTTCCTCTTGTTCTGCAAGCAATTTTTCAACTGCTTTCATAACATTTTTCTCTACTGACTTCTCAACTCCACTCAATAGAGTTTTTAGTTCCTTTTGAACATCATCATCAGCTACTTCACCCAACGCTAAAGCCTTTTCGTAAACATCTTTAGCCACAGCTTTTTCCTCCGTAGAGAGTGCATCAAATTCTTTTGTAATTTCAGCTTTTTCTTCTACTGATAATTTGCCAGCTTCTAAAATAGCTTTTAGTTTTAATAGAAATTTCATATATTTAATTCTTTTTAATTTTAATTAGATTTCTTAAGCAATTATTTACTACACGCCTTTTTTCAGCTCTATCGCTCTTTGAGCGAGTTTCGACTTTAATCTTGCTGACAAGTTTAATAGCATTGCTAATTTTATGTAGATTGCTTAAATGTTTTTTATTACTATCCTTAATAGCATCATATACTTTCATTTTTACAGATTTTCCGCCACTAGAACTTGGTTCTGGTGTAGGCTCTCCAATTACTTCTCTTTGCTTTACTGTGTACCATTTTTTGGCGTCATCATTTGTCCAACCTTCGTTCTTAGGAAAAAATAACATCTGTACTGCTTCGCTTCCATTTTGTATTTTACCAATTGTAGCAATTACTTTTGGCATTGTTCCCTTTAAAGTTACTTTCTTAATACTGTCATCCTCGAATTGAGCAATATCTTTAACTTTAAATCTTATATCTTCGTTTGTTTCGTCCCATGCATCGTATTCTTTATTGATTTTCTCAAAAATTGTTTTTTCAAGCTCTTCATTTCCTTCATATTCATTATCTTTTGATTTACTTTTTTTTGATTTACTTTTACTATCGTCGTTTTTTCGTTTGGAAGTTTTCCCATTATCTTTTTTAGTTTTAGTATTTTTTTTAGCATATAATAAATCAGTATCTATACCTTTAGCTTTTGCTTGAACTAAGCAATCAGCATTAGCTGGAACAGATACAACACTAATTTCTAATAACTCACTCTTTAAAATTTTATTATTATCGTCAAATTCTTTTGGGATAAAGCCGATCGAGAAAGCGTTTAAATATCCTCCTTTAATAAGGTCAAATATTACCTTAGCTTTTGGGTTTTCTTTTACTGCAAACTCAATTTTTCCTTGCAACTTATTTTTAACTACCTTTAATCCTTTAGCTTTACCAATAACTGAGTCTGCATTTTGATGATCGTGACTATCTAAAATAACAGGATTCTTTTTAAATGCTTTTAAATCGAAAGTTTGTACTACTATATCTCCATGTCTATCCTCATTTGCTGATGAAAAAATACCGTCAACAGTAGCTTTATCTTCATCAATCTTTTTAAGCTCAAGTAGAGCCTTTAAGTATTTATTCATATAATTGATTAGTTTATATAATTATTTTATTAAATTTGACATCTACAATTAATGACTTCTCCTGCTTCTGATCCTGACTCTCTAGGATATTTTAGTCCATTAGAAAATGATGCGTCTATAGCTCTCTCTTCTCCATCTTGCATAGCATGTGAATCCCTGACCTTAGTATCGCCAACAGTAACCCATATTTTAATTGGTATATCTGCCTGCTTATATGCTTCAAATGTTCCCTTAGTCATAACACCGCCAGTCTCAGTTCTTGCAATAGTATTAGCTCTATCTTTACTGATAACTTTTCCACCATCCTTATATGTATTTTGTATGCGCTTAACTAATTGCTCTCTAGTCTCTTGCTCTTCTAGGCTGGTAGTGAATTCTTCTTGTAGTCTTTTGAATGTAGTGTTATTAATCTGTCTTGAGAATATATCTGTTTTCTTTTGTAACCAACTAGCAATATTAGAGCTTAGATTAAACTCAAATCTACTATTTCCAAGTAATTCGTACGTATCATCTCCAGCTTCTTTTAAGAATTGAGTTAGCAGTGGCAAAAATTCGTCTGCTGATAGTTTTATTTCTTGTTCTAAATTAAATGCACTATCAACAAAATTATCCTTTCTAAATACTCTATTAATTGCAGGATCTAAATTAGCTATAATTCTATCTCTCTGAGCCTTAAAGTATATTTTTAATAGTCTTTCAAATACTTTCTCATTCTTAATCTCTTTAGCGACTTTCCATTCGCCATACATCTTTCTCACTGACGAATCTTTTAGCGGATGTTCAAACTTCTTATCAATGGCTTTATCCTTGTCTTTGTTATGGATTGCTTTAACATCTCCTTGCTCCTCTCCTTGAGGTCTTAAGCCAAATGGCAATAATATATTGTCACCGTCTTCGATTGGCTCAAGTCCTATGTTTTCTCTTGCTTCATTTTGCGTCATATAGTAATTACGTATTCCATTTTCATTTATTTTAAGCTTAAGATCTGTATTTTCAGGAGTTGGATCAACAAAGGATATTTTTAAATCACCGCTTAATCGTTTAGCTTGCGATAATTTTATTGTTAAATTCTTCTGAAGTGGAGCAATAACGTCAGTTAAAAACATATTTCTAGACTCTTTTGCATTATCAAATTTAACACCATCAATAGTAGCTAGCATTATTTTTGGAACTTCTGTTAAAATACAAATATCATTCAATGTAACTCCTTTGCTTTCTAAGTATGATAATTCAGTTGGAGACAAGCCCAAGCTTTGATATTTAGCGTCTCCTCCAAGAAATAGTGGCGTACCTGATTTTCTTGCGTCTGAGTACTGCTCAAAATAACTCTTCTTAGCGTCGTCAACTTGCTTCTTTGTAAGATTCTCAGCTGTAAAACTTAAAATACCATCTAACTTGCCACCATTGCGTAAAATATTCTCATTGTATTCGAATAATTGATTCTCAGTACTAATAGCTTTAGCTCCTGCATTTAACAATGATACTCCTTGTTTTTGATTTAATGGATCGTAGTAATGACTAGCTATTACTTGATCAGCATTTAAAAACCTCTCTCCACCTTTTTCTCTAGTATATGTGTAGCCTATTAAATTGTTATCTGAGCCATATTTATGAACCATTAGATCTGGTCGCAACAATCTCATTTCACCTACTCCAGATTTCTCAGTAAGAGACCTATCTTTAAATATTAACTCAATATATACAGATCCAACACTGTCTTTATATTTTTGATATAACTCAAAAAACTCATTTTTTGTTTGTTCTGAATTAGGCTGATCAAGTAAATTTAATAAATTTCTAGCTTCTGGCGTATCTATTTCTTCTCCTTTATCGTCTTGTATTGAAAACTCTATGTCTCCGACTTTTTTTGCTCTTACTCCTATTGCTTTATTTGTGTATAAACTGATTTCAGCCATCTTTAAGAACTTGCTCTTTGACCATGTTCTACTTTCTTGACGAAGTGTAGCGCTTTGAAATAGTCCAATCTCTCCTGCACTCTTGAACAATCCCTTTATTCTTTTAAAAATTGACATATAAAAAACCGCAATTAATAATTATATTATCAATGGCGGTTTTTCCGGCACTCTTACTAACATTTCATGAAAACTAAAACTATTTACATTATACACCTTTTTTAAATATTTGTAAACACTACAACCCTATATTATCGTTTTCTTCAATTCTTATATACCTTGCATTTGTTATTTTACTACTCCTAATAGTAAATTTTACTGTTATTTCACCAAATCCTCCACTTATACTAGTGACTTGATGTTTAATTGACGACATTAACCTAAGATCGCTTTTAGTTATATCTTCAATTGTTAATTGCTCGATGTTATTAATTTTTGACATAGACAAGACTTAAATTTATTATGAAAACCCAATATATGGTCTTTGATATTTAGATAACATTAATCCTTCATAAAAATCTGGAGATTTATTAGTTCTTCTTACTAGATCTGACTTAGGCTCAATTTTTACTTGCTTATCTGAATTTACTTTATATTTAATCCAAGTGAGTTGATCCCAAACACTTTTATGATTTATAACATGTTCTTCTAGTTGTGTACAATCATTCATAATCCACTTTCTAAGTTGCCATGATAGCTTGGCCTTTATATTTTGATATTTTAATGTATCAACTCCTTTCGTTGAGCCAGCAGATACTCCATTTATATCCATGTCTAATTCTTTACAACGATCTGTAACGCCTCTACCTATACCTATATCATCTATATGCATGTTCTCGTACTCTAGATCCGCGTCCTCTGCATAGAAGTCCTGCATCTCTGTGACATTCATCATCGTGTCATTAGATCTGTTCTTAGAATGGACCCTAGCAGCATTTGACCACCTTTTAATAAATGCATTATAGTCGCCTCCTCCTCCAATATCAGCTCCAAGATGAGGTATTCCTTTAACTTTAGTCATGTCAAGTTGTTTAACTATTAATCTGTTTACTACGTCGCTTGTTAATAATTGTCTATATCCTTTTGAATCGATCATATCTTCATCAGGGAACTTACATTCATAATACACGTCAAAAAATGCTTCATCTCTCATTTCATCAATAAAGTTAGCATCAAAGCGCCCTTCTTTTATTGCTCCGTGATAGTCTAGAAATATTTTATGATAGTTTTTAGCTGTAGTCCATGTTCTATGAAAATGATTACGATAGAATGGATTACCAATCTCAAACATAAAATTATCCTTGTGTCCGCCAAGCATACGCTTTACTGAAGAGTATAATGGATCATCTACTAATGAACTTTCGTCTAATACTATGTTAGGGCCACCAAAACCCATTGCAGCTTCAAGAGACTTTTGAGAGTTGCGTGAATCAAGTGTTAATGTTTCAATGCTTCCGCCTCTATTAAATGTGATTTTATTCTTACTCTTCTCTCTTTTTAACTTCTTAAATCTCAACACATCATCATCTACTAATTGAGTATAAAAAAAAGGATTATCAAATAAATGCTCAATCACATATCCCATTATGATCTTTGCCTTCTTTTCAGATGGTGCAACGATAATCCATTTTTCATCAAAAACTACTGCTCTAATAATTAAACCACAAGCCACAACTAAACTCTTGCCATATTGTGTTGGCAAAATTACTTGAATACGTGGATACTTACGAGTGATTATATCCTCGAATATTCTTAATTGGGTTGTACTAAACATTAGTTTTTCGTTTCCAATTCTGAAGAGTGTCGATAATGCATCGACATTCATATTTTATTTGTTATTTGTTATTTAAAAGTTACTAGTAAAACCTTTATATAGTAAGTTTTCACCTCTAACTCGGATGCAATATGTCTGATAGGTTAATTGTGCTATAAAATAGTAATTACTAGTGTCACTCAACTTTTTTTTTATTATTACTAGCGCTTTCTAGCGCATTCTTAATTAAATCTAGGCCTTCTTCAATCTTTTCCTTTTCTTCTTTATTTATATTCTCATGCTTAGTGATTGAATGAGGCTCTCCTAATTCTGTTTTCATTATTTTGTATGCAGTATCTAGTTCCTTAGCTCCAGGATCTACTTCAATAGTTATTATTTCGCTTTTCTTTTTATCATAATATGATACCTCTCTAGTTGTTATCATCTTCATTGCCTGCATTATGATTAAATTTCTTGCTCTATTTAATATCACTGCCTTGTTTTCAGTATACTTCTCTATTAGCTCTTGACGAAAGTCGTTAAGTCTGCTATCTAAGTCGTAAAGCTTTTTATAGTAACTCAGTTTAGGATATGAGCCAAAATTATTTTCAGTGTCTCTATGCATTGCTGCTAAGTTTCCATTATGCTTATCATAAAATATAACAAGCATGTCGATTTGAACTTTTGTTAAATTCTTAAATGGATACTTTGTCCCTGTTTTAGCAACTTGTCCAGGAACTATTGTTGGGTGTAGTGTATTAAACATGTATTATAATAACTTATTTTAAATTAGCAACAAGTTCTATTAATTTATCTTTATGAGTAAATACAACAACTCTCCCACTGTTATCATCTATCTCTGTTACAGCATGTTTTACTAGGAATGTGTCAACTATTTTTTCTACTTGTTTGTTGTTCATACTATTAAGTGTTATTACTTTTAAAATCACATTTTTCTATTATCTTCTTAAACTCAACGCATTTAGAATTTATCTCTAAGCCTATTTGTGTGTTAGCACAGTTATAAATAACATTATGTAATTCGCTGATAAATTCACTTTTTAATTTTATTTTTCTCATAATGTTTTATTTAATTATTTACTATATTCTATAGAGGTAGGGATTTGCCGAGATAAGGAATCCAACCTTACTACTTTTCATCGTGATTGACTCGTATAGTCACCCTACATAGCATAGCGACCATTTTGCTAACCGAGTTTATTTGTTGCAGAGTTCACTCTCTGTGTCGATTTTGGTTGCGTCTACCTATTCCGCCACTCTATAGAATGTAATAAACAACTCACTTAACTCTCGCTTTCATCATAACTGTAGTACCTGCATAATCATGGTCTGATTGATTTCCAAGCCATTCATAGTGCAATGTGATAGTACCACCCATTTGATTAAGTATATGGTCTTCATAGGCGTTAAGTACGGTATAGTGTATATTGGCGTCTGTTATAGGCTCTTGAGCTAGGATTTTGTATCCTGTGAAGATTGATAGGAGGATTATGATTATAATGTATTTCATTTGAATAATATAGTTAATCTTTTTTTAGATAAATCCTTATTACATCTAGCACACCTTCTAAATGTATATCTGTGTTCTGGTAGCGTTCTAATTTTATGTCCCAAAA